GTCGTGCGAGAAGGAGCTGCGCGCCGCCGAGCGGGTGATCGTCGCCCTGCTCGCGGAGCTCCACGGCTCGGCGCGGCCGATCGATCCGACGGTGCGGCGCCAGGCGTACGTGTGGCTCTACGAACACGCGAGCCGCGAGGAACAGCGAGGCTGAGCCGATGTGCTGCGCCCTCCGCGATTGCGGCCGTCGCCAGTGTCGCGTGTGCAGCTGGGCGCGGATCCCGTCCGGCATTTCGGCGTCGACGGCGGAACCGATGCGCGAGGACGCGAAGCCCGATCTGCCCGAGAAGCGGAAACCGAGTATGACCATGCCGAAGAAGCGGCACCGCGTCGGACCCCACGCATGAGCAGCCTGCTTGCCGCCGCGTCGACCGGCTACCAGTTGCGCGTCTACCAGGACAACGCCGTCAAGCGCGCGCGGATGTATCTGACTGATCGGCGGTTCACGGGCCGCCACGGCGTCATCGTCGCGCCGACCGGATCCGGCAAGTCGCTCATCATCGCGGCGATCGCGACGGCGCTCGACGCGCCCTGTATCGTGTTCCAGCCCTCACGCGAGATCCTCGCGCAGAACGCCGAGAAGCTGCGCGGCTACGGCTACGCGCCGGAGATCTTCTCGGCCTCGCTCAATCGCAAGCGCATCGGCGCGATCACGCTCGCGACGATCGGCAGCGTCGTCAAGCACGCCGCGCAGTTCCAAGCATTCCGCTACGTGCTGATCGACGAGTGTCACCTCGTGAACGCAAAACAGGGCATGTATCGCCAGTTTCTCGACGGCCTGCAGCACGCGCGCATCCTGGGGCTCACAGCGACGCCCTATCGGCTCGCCTCGAATGCACTCGGCTCGCAGTTGCGCTTCCTCACGCGGACGCGGCCGCGGGTGTTCCAGGACGTCGTGCAGTACACGAACCTGGCGCCGTTGTTTCGCGCCGGCTTCCTGGCGCCGATCGCGTATCACCGCGAGCCGCTCCTCGACCAGGCGCAGCTCCGGTTGAATTCGACCGGCGCGGATTACGACAACCAGGCGGTGCAGCAGCACTTCGCGGAGATCGGCTTCGCCGCGCGGCTCCGGGCCCGCGTCGAGCAGCTGCTCGCCGAGGGCCATCGGAACGTCCTCGTCTTCACGCGGTTCACGGACGAAGCGCGTGCCCTCGCGCAGGCCATCCCGGGCGCCGCAGTCGTCACCGCGGACACGCCGGACCATGAGCGCGCCGGCATCCTGCAGGGGTTTCGCGACGGGCGGATCCGCGTCGTCACGAACGTTGGCGTGCTTACCGTGGGGTTCGACTATCCCGAGCTGACGACCGTCGTGCTCGCGCGGCCGACGATGTCGCTGGCGCTCTACTACCAGATGGTCGGGCGCGTGCTGCGTCCGCATCCCTCGAAACCGACCGCGCACGTCGTCGACCTGGTCGACCTGGTGACGCGTTTCGGGCGCATCGAGGATCTGCACATGCAGCCGGGCGGGCCGAAAGGTGACCAGTGGGTCATCGTGTCGAACGGCGTCCCGCTCACCAATGTGTATTTCGGGCCGCCGCGCGGGCCCGCCACGTTTCGCAACGCACAGGAGGCCCCATGCACGCCGTCACGCTCGTAATGCCGCGCACCCAAGCCCGGAAGGCGTACCTCGAGTACCGCAAACTCGTGACCCGCGATCGCGACGCCGAGGATCAGCGCCGGCGCAACGAGGACGCCGCCTTGATGCGCGCGTATCGCGAGATCGCGCGCGGCAACCCCGTTATCGACCTGCCGCACACCATGCGCGCCGCCGGTCTCGGTGCAGACTTCTACCCGAAGCTCGCCATCGGCCGGGCCGACAAGGCGCACTGCTGGGTGGAGATGTTCGCCGGCGGCGGGGCGGTGTTCACCGGCTACGACCCTGGTAAGTATTACCGCGGTCGCCCTGCGGCATCGACCCGTGCCGAACTGCCCGCTGGCACGTTTGAGACCTGGTCTACGCGCTGGAACAACGAGCGGAACACCGCCCAATACGTGAATCGCCCCAGTGATTGGTCACGAAAGGCGAAGGCCCTCACGCCGACGGTGCCCGCGGAGTTGCGTCCGAAGGCGAGCCTTGAGCGGTTCTGCATCTTGTGGGAGGCGGTGTGGACGCGCGAAGCGCCCCGCGATCCGATGCTTCTGAAGCCGCTCGGTGGACCGTTCTACGCCGTCGTCGCCGTGTGGGACCTCACCGAGCTTGAGCGTGCCGTGCTGCGCGGCCGCATCGGCGAGTGACCGTGTAATCGTTTGCGCCCGCCGACTCAACCATGCACTCTGATGTGGACGCCGTGAGATTCGACGACGACGGCGATCGGCCCGCCCACGACGGCCGCATGGTCCGCAGAGTGCTGCGCGCCCTCAAACAGCCGCGCACCATCGCCGACGTCGCGGCGGCGCTCAGGTGGCCCTGGAAAACCGCGCACTCGTGGGTGCACTACCTGCTGCGGACCGGGCGCGTCGTGAAGGTCGGCACGAAGCCGGGCGGCCGTCGCGCCGGCGTCTATCAGCGGTCGTACCAGCGCGCGGCCAGCTCGCGGACGCTGAAAGTCATTCCCAAGGAGCGGTTGTGATTCTGGTGCTGCGCGCGGAGTTGTTCGAGGGTGATGACACCGGCACGCGGCTGCAGGCGCGCATCGACGCCGGCGAAAAGCCGTTCGCTGCGTGGGTTATCGACCTGGGCCGCATTGAGGAGGATCGTGCAGATTTGCTGCGGCGCTGTCTGCACCCGGCGATGAACGTCCTCGCTCGGCCGATCGAGCAGGCGATCGACAGTTTTCAAAAGTAGAGCGATCTAGACATGAAGGGCCAGAAGACCGGCGGCCGTCGCAAAGGCACGCCGAATAAAGCGACCGCCGACGTGAAAGCCGCGGCTGCGAAGCACTCCGACGAGGCGATCAAGACGCTCGTCGCGATCATGAAGAACCCGAAGGCCGACGACCGCGCGCGCATCGCCGCCGCGAAGGAGATCCTCGATCGCGCCCACGGCAAGGCCCCGCAAGCGATCACCGGGCCCGAGGGCGGGGACCTCTCGATGGTCATCAAGAAGATCGTCCACGTGCACGAAGATGGCACGCCGGCGTAAGGCCGCCGCGGCTACGCTGCCGCCGCCGGCCGACGACGAGTGCCGCATGCACTGGCGCGGCCAGCAGTCGGTCGCGCTGAAGGACACCACGCGCGAGCTCGACGTCGAGGGCGCGCTCCGCGCCAGCAAGACGACCATCTGCCTCTGGAAGGAGCTCAACGCCTATCTCAATCACCCCGGCATGCACGGCATGTTGTGTCGCTGGACCGACGACGCGACGCATTCACTCCTGAAACCGGTGTGGCGCGCGATCTGCGCGAAGGCCGGCGTCGCGCTCAAGTGGCACGCCGAGGAGCAGTACGACGAGCTCCCGAACAAGGCGCGCGTCTACATCCGCGGACTGAAGACGCAGGATCAGACGCTGCGCTATGCGAAGTTCCGCGGCCTGACGTTGTCACGGGTCTACGTCGACCAGGCCGAGGAGCTGCCGCACGACGTGTACCTCGAGCTCGCGGCGCGGCTCTCGCAGAAGGGCTTTCCGCACCAGATCACCATCTCGCCGAACGCGGTCGAGGAAACGCACTGGATCGCCCGTGAGTTCCCGACCGACAATCGTTTTCTCCCGCAGCGCAAGTACATCTCCCTGAGCGTGCACGACAATGCCCACAACCTGGCGCCGGAGGTCATCCCGACGCTTGAGCGGCTCTATCCGCCGTCGCACCCGAAGCACCGCACAATGGTGCTCGGCAAGCGCGGGCTGAACGTCATCGGCGAGCCGGTCTACAAGGGCGCGTTCGAGCGGAAGCGGCACGAGGGCCCGGCGGAGTTCGACGCGACGCTGCGGCTGCTGATGGCGCTCGACTTCGGCAAGCACCATCCCTGCGTCGTGTTCAAACAGATCAGCGCGTTCGGCCAGGCGCGGTTCCTCGCCGGCATCCTGGGGCAGTCGCTCTATCTCGACGCGTTCATGGATCTGGTGCTGCACTACCGCGCGCTCTGGTTCCCGGGCGCGATCGAGATCGCCGAGTGCTGCGACCCGGCCGGCGCGACCGACACGAGTCACGGCACGAAGGGGGCGGTCGCCACGCTGCGTGAGAAGGGCGTCCACCCGCGGTCCGTGCCCGACAGCAACTCCCCGATCGTGCGCCTGGCGATGATCGAGCGCATGGCGGGGCAGATGCGCAAGCGGGCGGCGGACGGGAGCGAGGCCTTCCTCGTGTCGAACAGTGATCGCTGGCTGCGCATCTCGGCCGACAACGTCGTCGTGGATCGGTTCCTTACCGACGGGTTCGAGGCCGGCTACGTCTGGTCGCCGCACACGGTGAGCGTCAACAACAAGCCCGTGCGGGTGCCGAAGAAGGACGGCTGGTATGAGCACGGCCAGAACTGCGCGGAGTACCTCGAGGTGAACTTCGGGGCGCCGTGGAAGAAGCCGGTCGAGGAGGAAGAGCCCGAGCCGTATCGGCCGGTGAGCCCATGGGGATGACGCGTGACGACGTGACGCTCGCGCTGTTCCTCGAACGGGCTTTTCGCGAGCAGCTGATTGACGCCCGCCTGGCGGCGCTGGCGCGGGAGTGGGCAGAGACCGAAGCGGACCCGCCGGCGGATCCGGCCATGGCGCGCCTCGTCTGGCTCTCGCGACAACTGCGCGCCAGCTACCTCAAAACAGCGGCGAACGCTCTCGTCGGCAACCTGTACAGCGTGCCGGCCGACAAACTGCGGCCTGGCGACGAATTTGCGCTCGGCGGACGGCGATGGCGAGTGATCGAGCAACACCCGCCGACCGAAGATGCGCGCGGGCAGCGCCAAGTGAACGGCATCTTGCGCTACGAGCTCGCCGGTGACGGGTCTGGGTCGCAGTTCGTGCCAGAGGTGCGCGACTACTTTCAGCACATCCAGACGATCGTCGACCCCGACTCAACCGTGTAATCGGTTGCGCCGATCTCAACCATTCGCGCATTCTGCTGCGCGTGACCCCCACCGAGCGCACGGTGCACGACTTCTGCGCCCGCGTCGCCTTCGCCCGCGTCGCCCGCGAGCTCGCCGACCAGCAGCGCGAAGCCGCTGAGGCCGCACGGGACTGGCCGCACGGCGCCGCGCTCGTCGCCGTCATCCCCGCCCCGCAGGGGCACGCCTGATGGTCCCCACCGCTGGCTTCAAGCCGAACGCCGCCGGTCTCTACGTCCCCGAAGAGCACGCCCGCGCCCGCGAGGTGTGGACGTTCGACGAATGGCGCGCGATCGAGAAGGCCAGCAAGCTGCTGAAGGGCCGCGCGCTGGCGCTCGTGTTCCGGTGCGAGGCGCCGGCGTGTCCGGATCCGACGATTCGGCGTGAGCCGCTGCTCGGCGGCGAGATCCGGCTCCGGTGCGGGTGTAAGGATCGCATCTTCACGCGGCACGTCTGACCATGGCCGACACCGACGACGGCGCGCTGAAGGAACTCCGCGAGCGCTTCGAATACGCGCATAACGAGTGGCAGCCGATCCGCGAGGAAGGCGCCAAGGACATGCGCTACATCGCCGGCGACCCGTGGGATCCGAAGGATCGCCGGGCGCGCGAGGAGGCGAAGCGCCCGGTGCTCTCGCTCGACGAGCTCGGGCAGTACGTCAATCAGCTCGTGAACGACGTCCGCGCGTCGAAGCGCGCGATCCGGATCACGGCGACCGGCAACGGCGCCAACGACGCCCTCGCCAACGCGCGCGCGAACCTGATTCGCCAGATCGAATACAAGTCGCACGCGCAGATGGCGTACACCACCGCATTCGAGAACGCGGTCCAGCGTGGGTACGGGTTTCTGCGGGTCTCCGCCACGTACGCGCAGCGCACCGTGGACAAACCCACCGCCCGCAGCTTCGACCAGGAGCTGCGCATCGATCCGATCGTTAATCCCGACCTGGTGACGCCGGACCCTGACGCGCTCCGTCCGGACATGAGCGATCAGCGGTACGCCTTCGTGCGCGAGGCCTGGCTGCACGAGGACTTCAAGCGCAACCCGCTGTTTCGCGGCGCGACGATCAAGAACTTCTCGGGCAACAACGTCTTCAGTGAGGCGGGGCCGCTCTGGCTGAACGACAAGAAAGTGTGGGTCGCGGAGGCCTGGGCTATCGAGTCCAAGCCGCGCACGCTGGTGCTGTTGCCGCATCCGACACATCCAAAGGACGGGGAACCGCAGGCGGTCTGGCGCGACACGATGACCGATGCCGACTGGCGCGCGGAGAAAGGTCGCGTCATCCGCGAGCGTGAGGTCGACGCGCCGTACGTCTGTCAAAAGCTCACCAACGGTCTCGAGATCTTCAAAACGGTCGACTGGCCAGGCGAGTACATCCCGATCGTCGCGTGCCTCGGCAAAGTGATCTGGGTCGACGAAGGGAATGGTCCGAAACGCAAGGTTCTGTCGCTCATTCGCCTGGCCCGCGATCCCTACATGCTCTACTGCTACTACCGCTCATGCGAGGCGGAGCTCGTAGGTATGACGCCGAAGTTCCCGTACTTCGCGTACGAGGGGCAACTCACGCCCGCGCAGTTGAAGAACCTCCAGAAGTCGCTGCACGAGCCAGTCGCCGTCGTCACGGTGAAGCCGACCGTCGAGGGTGTGCCGGCAGGGACCGTGCTGTCATTCCCTGCGCGGCAACCGTACGAGCCGCCGATTGCCGGCCTCGAGGTCGGCGCTGAAGCGGCTCGCCGGGCCATCCAGTCGGCGATGGGTAGCGGGTTTCTCCCGACGCAGGCCCAGCGGCGCAACGAAAAGAGCGGCGTCGCACTCCGGCAGATCGAGACGAGCGCGCAAAAGGGCTCGTATCACTTCATCGACCACTACGAGGACGCGCTCCGGCACTGCGGCGTCGTCTTGAACGACCTGATTCCCCACTACTACGACACGGCGCGCGATATTCACGTGCGCAAGCCGGACGACACGCCGATCCAGCTGCGCATCAACGATCCGAACACCGTCGACGAGGAGTCGCAGCAGCCCATCATCCTGACCGAGGGCGATTACGACGTGACGATCTCGACCGGCCCCAGCTTCGAGAGCGAGCGTGAGCAGGCGAGCACATTCGCCGACACGCTCATCGGCGCGCGGCCGGAGGTCTTCGCGCTCATCGGCGACCTCGTCATCAAGTTGAAGAACCTCGGGCCGATTGGCGACGAGATGGCCAAACGGCTCGAGACGATGCTGCCGGCGCCCGTCAAGCAGGCGAAGGACGGCGGCCAGGTGCTGCCGCCGCAGGTCCAGCAGCAGCTCGCCCAGGCACAGCAGATGGTCGAAGCGGCCATGGCGAAGGTCCAGGAGCTGCAGCGCATCATCGACACGGATGCCGTCAAGGGCGAGCGCGACGTGCAGCTCGCGCAGCTGAAGGCGCACCTCGAACTGGGCCTGCAGCAGCTGAAAGGCGAGCAGGCACTCGAACAGCTCCGCGAGAAGGGCGCGATCGCCGACCGCGACCGCGAAGACAGCCAGGCGCACGAGCTCGGGATGCACGCCGCCGACGCCGCGCAGGCGGTCAGCCAGGCCGAACGCGCCGCGGCGCTGCGTCCCATGCCCGGGCCCGCCGGCGCCGGGCTGTGAGATGGCGACGATCCCGTACGACCCGAACGCCGTCGCGTATCGGGACGCGCGGGGCTGTCACGGCAAGGTGAAGTTCCCCTCGAAGAAAAACGCGCGCGCCCGGGCGCGGCTGCTCGGCGGGTCGCTCGACGCCTACAAGTGCGTGCTCTGCCGCGGCTGGCACATCGGCCACGGCCGATCCCGGAACCCGCATCGGGCGCCGAACGCGCCGTTCTGAGGCCGACTCGACCGTGTAATCGGTTGCGCCGATCTCAACCGTTCCGCATACTGCTCAGCGGTTTGACCGTCGTGCCGCCGGAGTCGCGCCCGGTGTAGCGGGTTCCCCAACCTGCACGACGCGCACAAGGGGATCACCACGGAATTGGGGCCGTGTGACGCACGCGAGCGATCGCGGAGCTGCACACGGCCTTTTTCGTTGTCCGGGGTGATCCCGCTCTTCACCGGAGGGACATGGACACCGAGACCACCACGGGACCCGACGCCCCAGCCGCCGCCTCGTCACCGGCACCCGTCGACGGCTCGACGTACCTCGCCTCGCTGACGCGTGAACAGCGTCAGGAATGGAACCGGACCGGGACGCTCCCGGACGCGACGACCCCTGCGGACTCGTCATCCGCCCAGCCTGGCGACCAGGCCGCGTCAACGGACGCGTCACGTGCGGCCGCCTCGGAACCGGCCAACCCCGCAGACAAGCAGAAAGCCCCGCGCCCCGACGTAAAGGCGCGCAACGCGCAACTCGATGGCGAGATCGCTGAGCTGAAAGAGAAGCTGCGCCTGCGCGCCACGCTCCGCGAAGAGCTCGCCCGCACCGACCGGCCGACCCCTGACGCGCGCACCTCGGACTCGTCACCCGAGCGGCCGAAGACGACGCGGGAAGAGTGGCAGCGCTATCGCGCGATGCCGGACGCTCCGCAGCCGGACAAGTTCGAGCACTACGAGGACTTCACGGCCGCGATGAGCGTGTTCATCGCCGACAAGCGCTTCGAGGAGCGCGAGCAGGCTTCGCGCGTCGACGCGTCGCAGCGCGCGCACGTCGAGCGCGTGCAGCGCACCGTCGCCGACGCGAACAAGCGGATCGAGGAGCACTGCCAGGCGGATCCCGCGTTCCGCGACAAGGTGCACCCGGACCTGCTCGAGATCGTGCCGGCCGGCCTCCTCGCGCTGCAGCCGAACGCCGCGATCGGGCCGCACAACGTTGTGGCGCAGGAAATCCTCGAGTCGAAGGTCATGCCGCAGCTGTTCGAGTACTTCTCGACGCCAGACGGCATTCAGGAATGGGCCTCGTTGATGGCGCTGCCGCCGACGAAGCTGCTCCTGGGGTTCGGACGGATCGAAGCGCGCTTTCTGCCTGCTGCGGGCACAGCGGCGGCCGGCGAGAAGAAGCCAGCCGCCAAAACGGTCACGACAGCCCCGGAACCGCCGACGACCCTCGGCAAGAAGGCGACCGATCCGGTCGATCAGGCCGAGAGCGCGGTGAAGAACGGGGACTTTCGCGCATACAAGCGCCTCGCCGACCGCGAGGACCTGAACGCGCGTAGGTAGCCATGCCAGTCACCAACAACTTCAAGAAGGTCGATTACGTCACGATGGAGACCCTCCGGCTGTTCATGCACAGCTCGGAGATCTTCGCGAACATGCGGCACGACCACGAGGAGGACTTCAAAAAGGAGTTCGCCGTGGGCGATCGCATCCGCGTGAAATTCCCGTGGCGGCCTGTCATCCGCGACGGGTTCACGTACACGCCGCAGAATATCGAGCGCCTCGAAACGACCATCGTCGTCGATCAGCCCTTCGGCATCGACTTCGAATGGGACACGATCGACAAGCTCCTGAACATGGAGCGCGGCGAAGAGCGCGTGAAGAAGGAGTACCTGCGGCCGGCGGCGCTGTATCTCGCGGCCGAAGCCGACAAGCGCGCCGCGGCGTTCGCCTACAAGAACACCGGCAACATCACGGGGCAGCTCGGGACCAACCCGACGACGTTCGATGCGACGTCCGCCGCCGTGCGCCAGCGGTTCGTCGAAATGAGCTCGCTCTCCGACGACCAGGGCATCTACGTGCCGCCGGCCGTGATGCGCGCCATCAAGGGCGGCTCCGACGGCAACCTGGCCCGGTTCGGGCCGGTCGAGGACATCAAGAAGCTGTACCGCCAGGGCGTCGTCGGCAAAGCGGACGGCTTCGAGTGGACCGAGTCGATGTCCCTGAAGTCACACACCGCCGGCACGTGGGCGGGTGCCGTCACGTTGAACGGCGCGGTCGCCAACGGCGCCACGTCGCTCGCCGTCACCTGCACGACCGGCGACACGTTCAAGGAAGGCGACGTCATCGGCCTGGGCAGCGTGTATCGCGTGAACCCCGTGACGCGCGAGCGCACCGAGTCGGCGAACACGATGACGGTGACGGTGGCGGCGGACACCGTCGGCGTCATCTCGGCGGCCACGGTGCAGATCAAAGAGACGCTGTACTTCAGCGGCAACTACCAGAACATCGACGCGCAGCCGGCCAATGGCGCCACGCTGACGCTCTTCCCGGGCACGACGTCCCCGAACGGCAAATCTGGCAAGCAGGGCCTCGCGTTCACGCGTGACGCCTTCGCCGGCATCAGCCTGCCGCTCCCCATGCCGAAGAACGAGGAGCTCGTCTCGCAGACGACCGACCCGGACACCGGCATCTCCATCGCGTTCATCCGCAGCTTCGACGCGGTCAACCGCAAATGGGTGAATCGCTTCGACGTGCTCCTCGGCTTCGGCCGGCTGCACTGCGAGCTCGCGGCGATGCGCATCCTCTGCGCCTAGTCGGCTGACAACCAGGAGACCTGAGACCATCATGACCCTCAAGACCTTCTCGCGCGCAGCCGTTGCGGTCCTGCTCGGACTGCTCCTCTACACGGTCCCCGTCCCCACGCAGACGGCGACCACGTCGACCACGCTCTCGAGCGCGGTCACCAGCACCAGCGCCAACACCGTTGTTCTCGCGTCGGCGACCAACGTCGACGCCGGCGGCGCGATCTATGTGGGTAGCGAACGGATGGACGTCGTGTCCGTCAGCGGCACGACCGCGCAGGTCCGCCGCGGTATGGGCGGCTCGCGCGCGTCGACGCACGCGAGCGGCGCCGTCGTCTACGTCGCGTCCTCCTCGCAGAAGGCGGGTGTCTTCCGCAGCGATCAGCGCCCGGGCGGCACCTGCACGCGTGCCAATGAGCCGTTCCTGCCGCAGATCGACGCGGCCGCGGGCGTGATCTGGGACTGCGTCGCACCGGGCGGGGCAAAAACGCCGACTGGGTACTGGACGCGCCTCAATGCCGCGCCGGCGGGCTTCAACGGCCACCTGCAGGTCGGCGGCGATGCGCATATCAATGGGCACCTGTATGTGCGCGAGGAGTTCGATCAGGGCTTCATCGTCGCGGAGAATGACGCGACCGGCCTGCTGATCAAGTCCGTCTCGGACACCGACGACAACGTCGTGATCGGCTCGCCGCTCGGGCTGATCTCGTATCGCGAGGAACAGGCGAAGACGGCGTCCTCGTGGGCGATCGTCGACGGTAAGCTCAATATCGAAGCCGACAACACGACCGACAACGAAGGGGTCGAGATCGTGTTCGGCGGCGATGGCGCGAACACGACCGAAGGCGTCATCGTCGCGGGGACGAGCGGCGGGTGCTTCACGGCCTCGATCACCATCACCGATATCTCGGGCACCGACCAGGTCCTCATTGGCTGGCGGCAGAACGAGACCTGGCAGGACGCGGCCGCGTTCGACGGCTACACCGTCTGGCACACCATCGGCGTCACCGCGACCGACGGCTCGATTACCTCGAAGGCGGAAGTCTCGAGCGCGACGGGGACCGACGACACAACCGTCGACTGGGCCGACGGCGAGACACGCCTGCTGCGGTCCTGCGTCTCGAAGGCGGGCGTCTTCTCGGCGTTCTACTCCGCGGCGGGCGGCTCCACGTTCAGCGCGGTCACGATGACGAACAGCGGCAAGACCGCGACCGCCGGCGTCCAGATGTATCCGTTCCTCTCGTATCTCGCGGCCGGCACCGATGGGCCTGGCCCGATCTACGTGAACTGGGTCGAGATCTCGGCGCCGCCGCAGTAGCGCGGCCGCCCGGTTCCCTGATCCGTGGTTGTTGCCCGGGCGGCGCCGCTGCCCGGGCCCTTTCCTGCACGAGGACCTCACACATGGGTGACGCCAACAGCCCGCATCGCAATGTCGACAAGAACGGCCAGTACCTCGAGTACCCACGCATGCTCCACAAGGCCGGCGGCAAGGAGCTCGTCGTGGCGAACGACGCCGAGTGTGACGCCGCGCGGAAACAGGGTTGGTCGCTCGAGCCGATCGTCGACGAGCCGCAGGCCGAGGCGGCCGACGCGTCGCCGGCGGCGGACGACAAGCCGAAGAAGGGCGCGAAGAAGTAGCGCGCCGCAGTGAGCGCTGATGGCCACGACGCGTGAACTGCTGATCGGGTCGCTGCGCGAGCTCGCGCTGATCGACCCGATCGATCCGGTGCCGCCGGAGATGCTGCAGTACGCGCTCGACACGCTCAATCGCCTGCTCGATCTCTGGAACGCGAAAGGGCAGGGCCCGTACGCGGAGCTGTTCTCGACGTTCACCCTGACGCCGAGCCTCAGTCCGCACACGATCGGGCCCTCGACCGCGACCTGGCCGCTGGCCAAGCGCCCGAAAGCGATCCTCAGCGCGTCGCTCATCGTCTCGAGCGTCTATTCGCCGATCACGGTGCGCGACGCGCAATGGTACGCGGCGCTGCCGTCGCCGGCGCAGACCGGCGCGATCGTCACGGACGTGTTCTACAACCCGACGACCGTCAACGGCTCGCTGTATTTCTGGCCAGTGCCCACGACGGCGTATCAGGTGCGGCTGCAGACCAAAGGGATCCTCGCGGCCCTTGCGCTCGAGGACGCCTTCACCCTGCCCGAAGGCTACGAGGAGGCGCTGCGGCTCACCGTCGCCGAGCGCCTGGCGCCGTCCTTTGGCGTGGCCCTGACAGCCGAGACCGTGCAGCACGCGCGCGATGCGCGATCGACGGTGTTCGGCAACAACGACACGGCGCCGCGCCTGGCGACGGCCGATGCCGGCATCCCGGGCGCGTGCGTCGGCGCTGACTACGACTACCGGAGAGGACCGTACCGATGACGATCACTCCTCGCGTGCGCGCGCGCGCGCTCGCGCTCTCGCTCTCGTTGCTGCTGATCGCCTCGGCCGTCGTCGCGCAGCCGTGGCGCTATGTCGTCTACGAGCAGTTCACGATCGACAACTCCGCGGATCAGTTCACCGCGGCGACCATCAACGAAGGCAGCGGCCATCCGGCCGCAACGCTCGGGATCTGCAAGCTGGTGACGGCGGAGATTCGGTATCGCCTCGATGGCACCGCCCCGACGACCACCGTCGGCGACGTCTGGTCGGTGAATGAGACCAAAACGATCGTCGGCAACGACCTCCTCAATAACTTCCGTGGCATTCGCACTGGCGCCACGAGCGGAGAACTCAATTGCCACTTCTTCGCGCAATAGCGGTCGGCCTGGCGCTCCTGGTCGGGCCGCTGATGTTGTCGTCGGTGCCGTCGCTCGCGCAAGCGCCGCGACCGCTGCCGATGACGTCGACGAGTAGCGGCGGCGGCACGACCTGCACCGCGTCCGCGAATCAGGTGCTGTTCTTCAACGGGAGCAGCGTGTGTGTCAGCGATCCGGATATGACGTTCGCCACCGACACGCTCACGGTGACGAAACTCGTTACGCCGTCAGTTGACAGCGGGGTCGCGAACACCGCCATCGTGTTGAAGTCCCCGACGGGGAGCACCGCTGGCTTGATCAGTATTCAGTCCGGCGCGACGGTGCGGGCGCTGGTCGGCGGCAATGCGTCTGAGAGCTACATCCAAGGTCAGCCGAGCCTGCCGATCAACTTCTACAACGGGGCCGGCAGCACCGTGAACATGGCGATTCTCGACGCCGGGGCGCTCCGCATTGGCAGTTGGACGGCGGCACTGACGGCGGGTGCCCTCGGGCTGCCGAAGATGACGGCCTCGGGCACCGCTCCGGGCGCCGCGGGCCTCAAGCTCGAAGTCGTCTGTGGCACCAACGCCGGCAGCGCCAAGATCATCGCCTACGCGGGCACGTCGACGACGGCGACGACGGTGCTGGACAACATCGGCTCCGGCGTCACCGGGTGCTGACGCGCGCATGATCGGTTCAATCGTTCCGCACGGGGCGCGCGAGGCGGAACAGCAGGGCACCGCGCCGGAGGACAGTCCAATGCGAACCCGTTTGCTGATCCTGACGCTGCTGCTGGCCCTGGCCGTACCAGCCGTACCAGTCCACGCGCAGAACACGTCGACGACCATGATGGCGCTCGTCTCGTCCCCGCAGTTCACCAACCGGCTGCAGTACCTCGGCGCACAGGTGGCGAAGGAAGTGCTCGAAGAGGCGGCCTCCGCCAGCGCGAATGGCGTCATTCCGGCGTACACCGCGGCGTGTCATACCCGGCGTGTCGCGTTGGCGCGCGCCTTTCTGATCGGTCCTGCCGGGTATGCGTCGATTTCCGCGGTCCTCATCGTCGGCGTCAACGTGTCCGGTGCGGTCATCGTCGGCACCGCGACCGGCAGCGGCGCGACGGCCGACAGTTCGGCGTCGGATGGGTCGATCCAACAGGCGTATCGCGTGATCTGGAACGCGCTGTCCGGCTGCGCGACGAACGAGTAGGTGAATGCCATGCCCGCTCGCGCGCTGGTGGTGTTGCTCGCGATGCTGACGCCCTTCCCGGCCTTCGTCGGCGGCGCCTACGCTTCGCAGTCGCCCGTCTCGGCGAACGAAGCGCTGGTGAATTGGTACGTCGAGCAGATCGAGTCCGCCGGCGCGACGTCGCGCTGGGCGCTGTACCCGACGCCCGGGTTCCGCGCGCGCCGCGAGTTCCCGACGTCCGTCGGCCGCGCGGCGTTCGCCGAGAACGGCCGCGTGTTTGTCATCTTCGGCAACACGCTCTACGAAGTCTACGAGGACTGGAGCTTCGAAGCGCGCGGCGGCATGACGCTCGCCGTCGACGACAACCCGGCCACGATCTGCAGCAACGGCAGCGGCGGCCAGCAGCTCTTCATCACGAGCGGCGACAAGGGCTATTGCTACGACCTGGTCGGGAACACGCTGACCGAGGAGCTCTCGAGCGGCGCGACGATGGGCGGCTACGCCGCGAGCTTCTTCCTGGCGTTCGATCGCACCAATGCGCGCATCCGCACGTCCGCGGCGTTCGACGGCACGAGCTGGGACCCGACCGATATCGCCGAGCGCACCAGCGGCGCCGACGACTGGCAAGCCATGCTGGTCAACCCGTACGGCTACGTGTTCCTGCCGGGCAGCAAGACGAGCGAATTCTGGTACGCCGTCGGCGGCGCCGGGTTCCCGTTCGCGGTCGATCCCAGCGGCCTGGCCGAAGAAGGCATCGCGGCGCCGTTCTCGCTGCAGCAGGCTGGCAAATCGGTCGTGTGGCTGGCGACCAACGCGAACGGCGGGTATCAGGTCATGCGCGCGAGCGGGTTCACGCCGGAGCGCATCTCCGATCACGCGCTCGAGTTCGCCCTCTCGACCTACGGCGACGTGTCGAACGCGATCGGCGAGACCTACGAGGACCGCGGCCACGCCTTCTACCTGCTGACCATTCCGGGCGCGCGCGTCACCTGGGCGTACGACTTCACCACGCAGCGCTGGGCACAGCGCGGCACCTGGATCGCCGCGGACAACGCCTACACCTACCTGCGGCCGACGTTCCACTGCTTCGGCTTCCACAAACACCTGATGGCCGATCGCGAGTCGAACGTGCTCTACGAAATGTCGCACGCGTTTGCGACGGACGTCGACGATCGGCCGATTCGGCGCTTGCGCCGCACCCCGGCGCTCACCAATCAGCACACACGCCTCTTTTTCGACACGCTCGAGATCCTGTTTCAGACCGGCATCGGCGTCGCCGACGGCGAGGACCAGGACGTCGACCCGCAGGTGATGCTGCGCGTGTCGAACGACTTCGGGCAGACCTGGGGACACGAGCACACCGCGTCGGCCGGCAAGATCGGCGAGTTCTGGCGGCGGGTGCGGTTCTGGAACCTCGGGAGCGGCCGCGGCCGCGTCTACGAGGTGGTGGTCTCGGCGGCGGTGCCGTGGCGCATCACCGACGCGTATCAGCAGGTGCGGGGCAGTCGTGAGGGCGCCTGATGGCCACGCCGCGGCCGCGCATCCCGCACGGGGAGCCGCTCGTCGATCGGCAGGGGCTGATGCGCCTGCCGTGGGTGACGTGGTTTCGCGGGCTGCGCACCGATCTCGACAGCACGCCGCGCGCCGAAACGACGCCGATCACGGTGACGGGCCAGAGCGCCGCGATCGGCCTCACGGCGATCCCCACGGCGACGCTGCCGGCCGGGTTGTACCTCGTGACGGCGTTTCTGCGCGTCACGACCGCCGCCGGCGTCTCGAGCTCCGTCACGTTGACCATCACGTTCACGAGCGGCGGCGTGACGTGCACGTTCAGCGGCGCCGCGTTGACGGCGAACGCGACCAACGCGCCGCAGGCGCACACGTGGTTGCTCAAAATCGACGCGGCCACGCCGGTCAGCTACTCGACGGCGTACGTGTCGAACCCCGCCGCGGCGATGCGGTACGAGCTCTCGATCGTGTTTCAGCGGATCGATGCGTGAGAAGGAGCCCTGATGCCGCCGCGTAACCGCTACACCCGCTACGAGCGCCCGTCCGAGTGGATCACCGGCGAGGAGGACGTCTACACGACGGACGGTGGCAACCGCCTCGACCCACCGGTCGACGCGCCGCCGGTGCCGCCGATCGGCGACGAGACCAATCCGTACGTGCCGGCGGCGCCGGCGAACGCGGCGGTGCCGGTCACGCGGCCGCCGGTGCATCTCGCGCAGACGCCGAATCGCGGCACGAGCGAGTACACGCTCGACCAGTGGAATCAGGCCTGGCGGGCGTCGGACCCGTATCAGCAGTGGATGGCGTCGCGGGGCTATCGGCTCGACGGGCGGCAGAAGCTCAGTGAGCGCGATCGCGAGGACCTGGCGAACTACGCGCGGCAGCACGGCATTGCGTTGCCGGGCGGCATGAAGTTCGACGACTACGGCAATGCGAATCAGCGCAACAACCTCTGGCGCAACGTCGCGATCGGCGCTGGGGCGGGCGCGGCGGCATTGTTTGCGGCGCCGGCGCTCGCCGGGCTGCTTGGCGGCGGAGGGGCGGCGGCGGGTGCCGCGGGTGCAGGCGCGGCAGCGGCTGGTGGAGGGGCCGCGGCTGCCGGGGGCGCCGCCGCGGCGGGAGCAGCGGGGGCAGGCATGGCAGCAAGCAGCTGGCTACCACACGTGATTACGGGGATCACCGGCATTGCGACCACCGGAATGGCGAATCGTGCGCAGTCGCGATCGGCAGAACGGGCCGCGGCGACCGCGGCCGCGTCGGAAGGCCGCACGCTCGACTACTACCGCGAGCGAGACAAGGCCGAAGCGGACGCCAAAGCGCTCGCGGACGCGGACGCCAAAGCGCGCTGGGAGGCCGAACAGGAATTCCGCCGCCGGCAGTGGGACGCCGATCAAGCCGAGCGCGAGCTGCAGCGCCGCTGGGCGGAAGAGGATCGCGCCTACGAGCTCGAGCAACGCCGCCTCCGCGATGAAGAGCGCGCCGCGCAGCAGCGTGCGCGCGACGAGCACGCCGCCTACGAGCGCGAGATGGCGCCGGTCTGGGCGGCCGAGGCGGAACGCCAGCGCCAGGCGCGGGCCGCGCGCTACGCGCCCTACAACAACCTGCGGACGGGCGCGCTGGCCAATCTCGGGCAGCTCCTCGGCCTCTCGCCGGGCGCGATCCCGGGCGCCTCGCCGGCCGGGGCGTCGAGCAGCGCGGCGCCGACGCTCGCCACGTTGCTGAACTTCCCCGCGCAGAGCGGTCAGGCGCCGGGCGCCGCGGCCGCGCCGTACACGCCGGCGACGATGGCCAACTTCACGCCAGCGACGGCGGCGTACACGCTCGGCGAGCTGCTCAACCTGCGGAGGGGTGCCTAGATGGCCACGCCGTACGTCCCTGAGAGGCCGATCACGTGGCAGATGGTCGGCGGCCAGTGGGTGCCGATGGTCTCGGCCGACGGCGCGCCGAGCCCCGGCGGCGATATGGGCGGCGGCGCCGTGCTGCCCCCGGGGGAAGATCTCGTCGGCGGCGGCGATGATGTCTGGTACGGCGCGGTCGACGATCAGGGGCGTACGTTTCCCAATTACCGCCCGCCCGCGCTGCCCCCGCCGACGAGTCCCGGGGCCCCGACGCGGGACGGCTTTGCATTTCCGCGCTTTCGGCCGACGCCGTTCGAGCGCCCGGCCGACTTCGAGGCGCCGGCGCCGTTCTCGTACGCCGAGTTTGCGTACGACGCGTTCCGGCCGGATCTCGGCCCGCTCGAGCTCACGCCGTTCCAGGCGCCGACGCTCGAGGACGCCGCGCGCGAACCCGGCTATGCGTTCGCGCGCGACGAGGGACTGCGCGCGATGACCAACAGCGCCGCGGCGCGCGGTCTGCTGCGCACAGGCGGCACGCTGAAAGAGCTGCTCGGGTGGGGCAACCGCTTCGCGGAGCAGAACTACCACAACGTCTACAACCGCGCGGCGGACACGCACGATCGCAACGTCGGCCAGACGCTGCAGGCGCGCCAGCAGCGGTTCGGCGAGCTCGCGGACACCTACGATCGCAATCGGGCGAATGCGTTCGGTACCTACACGGCCAATCGCGCCAACGCGGCCGACGCGTACACGACGAACTACAACATCGCGCGCGACACGTGGAGCGGCAACGTCGCGAATCGCCAGGGCGCGTATGACCGCACGTTCGCCGCGGAGCAAGCGGCGTTCAACCCCGAGTTCCGCGGCGCCGAGCTGACGTTCGAAGATCTGTATCGCCGTTGGGCGACCGACAAGGACGACGCGTACAAGCGCTGGCGGGACCAGCTTGATGCCATGACGCGGCTGGCCACACTGCCGCCGATGGAGTAAGCGCGCGATGCCCTACACCCGCGTCGACTACGTGCCGCAGCCGTTCGTGCGTGAGCCCTACCGCTCGCGGTACGGCGACACGATCGGCGAGCTGCTCGGGCTCTCCGGCCGCCGCGCCGCGGAGCTCGAGCTGCGCCGCGGCGACAGCCAGGCACAGATGTGGCAGTCGGTCGGGGACACGATCGCGCGCACCATTGGCGGCTGGCAGCAGTCGCGTGACATGGAGCGGCAGCGGGCGATCGAGGATCGCCGGCGCGGTCAGGAGGACGAGGCGCGCGAGCTGCAGCTGCGCACCGGCCGCGCCCAGGCGGCCGCGGTCGAGCAGGAGCAGCGCGGGCAGGCGTTCGAGCGGTCGATGCTGCCGCTCGCGCTGAAGCGCGGCGAGGACGGCGTGACGCGGTTCGATCGCGATCTGCTGACGCAGGAATTCACCAACGCCGGCCTGGCCGATCGACTGCCGGACGTGTTCCAGCGGCTCGACGAGCAGGACAACGCGGCGCTCGCGGTCCTGAACGCCCGGCGGGATGCGGTTGCGAGCGTGTTCTACGGCGTGCTGCAGGGCGGCAATCGTCCGGAGTCGTTCGCCGCGGCGCTCGAGTACGCGCGCGCGAATGATCTGGCGCCGGCGCGCGAGCTCGACGTGCTCGATCGCATGGCGAGCCAGGACCCGGCATCGATCGCCGAGCTCACGCGCGCCGTCGTCGGCTCGTCGCCGAAGTTCGCGTCGCTCATCAAGCCGAAAGAGCCCGTGAAGCTCGGACCCAACGAGCTGCTCGTCGACCCTCAGACGCGCGAGACCATTGCACAGGGCATCCGGCCACCGGAGAAGCGGAACCTGCAGCGCGAAACGGCGATGGTCGGCGGTCGGCCGACGTTCGTCAACTTCGATCCACAGAGCGGCGAGTACTTTGATCTCCAGGGCAATCCGATCGCCGAGCTGAGTCCGGTTCCGCCTCAGCGACCGGATCCAGGCCCCTCGTTCCAAGCGAAAGAGGTGCTGAACGACGAGGGTGTGCCGGTCATGGCCAACTTCGACGCGCGCACCGGTCGCTATGTCGGTCCGGACGGCGAGCCGATTACGAATCCGCGGCCAGTGCCGTCGGCGCTCGAGACGCAGGACGCGCGCAAGTTTCAACAGGCCGGTCCGATTCTCAACGCACTTTCCGAACTGTCCGAGCGGATCAATACCCAGCAGGGCCTGCTCGCGAAGATGGCGGGCGGCGCCGCAAAGCTCGCCGCGCAGGCCAATTATGACGACGACGTGGCGGAATACACGGCGCTGATCGAGAGCTTCACGCCACTCGTGGCGCGGGCGTACGGTCACACGGGCGTGCTGACGCAGCAGGATGTGGACAGCGTGAAGGCGATGTTCCCGAAGCCGGGTGATTCGAAGTCGCTACGCGATCGCAAGATCAAGCGCGTGCTGGAGATTACCAACTCGTTGCAGAACCTATCGTCAACGTCGACGCAGGCGGCGGTGCCCGATCGGCCGGCAGGCGGCACCGCCACGCCCCGTGAAGGCGAGCAGGGTGTCATCGACGGCAAGCCCGTCGAGTGGCGCACCATCAACGGCCAGAGCGGCTGGGTGCCGAAGGGATGGAAGCCGTAGATGCCGCAGGCCTCGCCGTTCGTCTCCACGGATCCCAACGCCGCGCGGCGTGTGACGTCGCCGTCAGCCGCGCCATCACGGTCCCCGTTTGTGTCGACTGACCCCAGTGCGGGGCGCGCGCCGGACGTGTACGACCGCCGCGACGTGGTGTTTCGCTCATCGACGGGGCCGTCGCACCCGGCGGCCGATCTCGCGCGCGGCGTCGGAGCCGGCCTCGCTTCGACCGTGTATCACGGCGGCGATCTCGTGCGGCGTCTGTTCGGCATGGAGCGCATCATCGACCATCCCGAGGCGCAAGCGGCGATGACGCCGCCGGAATCCGTGGCCGGACAAATCGGCTTCTACGGTGAGCAGATCGCCGAGTTCGCGTCACCGCTGGCGCGCGTGTCGCGCGCGCTGAGCGGATCGCGCCTGGGCACTCGGGCTGTTGGCGAGGCGGCCGCCAGCGGAGGCGTGGCGGCGCTGCAGTCGGGCGGCGATCCCGGCACGGTTGGCACTGCGGTTGTGGCCGGTGCGGTGCTCCCCGTCGCTGGCGTGGCGTTGCGCGCGAGCGGCCGGGCTGCGCAGCGCGCCGCCGCGGGCGCACGCGAGGGAGGGATCGGCGGTGCCGTTGCCGGCGCCATTCGCACGGCCGCGCCGCAGCAGCCGCGCACCATGTTGGTGCAGGCACTCAAGCCCCGCTCGACAAATACGCGATTCGAGCAGTCCCTCGATCGCGCGATGCCGGAGCTAAAAATCACCGAGGAAACGCTCGGCCGGCCGATCGCGAGCATCGACGACTTACTCGAAGCCACACGCGCCGCGAAACAGCGCGTCCGCGCGCAGTACGACGAGCTCGCGGGACCAATGCGTGAGATGGGATCGACGGTCGACTTGACGCCGGTCGCTGAAGCCGCCGCGAGAAGTATTCCGCGCAAGACGCTGCTGGAGAACCCCGCGAAGGCCAAGGCGTTGATCGAGCGGAGCGCGGTCTATCGCCGACGCCTGCCGATCGAAGAGGCCGAGGAGATCCTTCGCGACACCAACGCGGAGCTCGACGGCTTCTACGCGAAGTACCCGACCGCGCAGCGCAAGGCGCTCGCGTCGGATCCGGAGATCGCCGCGCTCGAGGCGCAGGCCACGGCACTGCGCAACGTGATCTACATGACGCTGGATCACCCTGGCCAGGGCGCGGCGGCGCGTGAGCTGAACCGCCGCTACGGTGCCCTGATGAGCGTCGAGCACGAGACCTATCGTCGTGCGAATGTCGCGAAACGGCAGCAGCCCGAGAGCCTCAACGAGCAGATCAGCAACGCGCGCGCGGCGGGTGACTTCGCTCGCGGCGCGTGGCGGCTCGCGCACAAGGATCTCACCGGCTTCGCGGACATCGCGAGCGCGCACGCGATGCGCAGCGCTGCCAAGTTCATGAAGGAGCAGCAGACGACGGACGCCTTGATTCGCCGTGCGTTTGCGTCCTTTGACGGTCGCCCGGCGCCGGTGGAGATGCCACGCCGCCCGGCGGTTCGTGGGTTGCTGACGCGCGGCCCTCGGTTCACACCGCCGCCAGCGGACGATTCCTATGTGCGCGGGGTCCCTGCGGAACCGGCCCGTCGTGACGTGCGCGGCCTCTTGCCGCCAGCACGCCAGACACGTGTGACGCCGCCGCCCGCCGATGGAAGCCGCGTGCAGTCGACGCGCGCCGGAGAATACCTGCGATGGGATCCGCAGCAGCGACGCTGGGTCAAGGTCTATCTGGGTGTGGGGCGCGAGAGCGGACGATGAGCACCGATAGAAACACGACGAGGAACACGAGGACCGGGCGCCAACCGACCCAGTCGGCCCAGCGCGCGACCGTGATGACGACCCAAATGCCAAACGCGAGCGCGATCGCGGTGAGCCAGATTCGATCGAGCCATAGGCGCCAGCGGGACATGAGCCCCAGTCTAGTCAGACGCCGCCGCGTTGTCACGTGCCTCGTCGTGCTCGCGCTCGTGCTGCCGGCGATCGCCGCCGCCCAGGGCACCATGGCGCCCGTCGGCCGGCAGCAGTTCCACGACGCCAACGGCAACCCGCTCAACGGCGGCAAGCTCTATACCTATCTCGCCGGCACCAACACGCCGGAGCCGGTCTATCAGAACGTCACGCTGACGACGCCGCATGCGAATCCGGCGGTGACCGACGCGAGCGGCTGGCTCACGTTCTATCTGGCGCCCGGCAAGTCGTACAAGTTCGTCCTCAAGACGAGCGCCGACGTGACGATCTGGACGCAGGACAACATCCCGGCGGTCCCTGCGTCGTCGACCAACCAGGACATCACCGGCATCGCCGGCGAGTCGCTGCTCGCGGGCGAGCTCTGTTACCTCTCCGACGGCACCGGCGGCGGTATTGCCGGATCCTGGTACAAGGCGGACGCGGATTTCCCCTACGCGTCCACGACGCCCCAACTCGGATTCGTGCTCGCGACACTTTCAGTCGGGGAATCGGGCACGTTTCGCCAGGCCGGCGCCATGACGCTGGCGGGCCCGCTGACGCCGGGTGCGCAGTACTTCGTCAGTGCCACGGCCGGCGCGATCACCGCGACCGCCCCCACCAGCGCGCGGGCCGTGGGGGTCGCGGCCTCCACGACGTCGCTCAACGTCGCAACCAATCCCGTCAATCCGCTCGCGGATCCGCGACCGTGTGACGGTCGACTCACGTTGACGAGCGGTACCCCCGTCACGACCACCGATGTCACGGGCGCTGCGACGATTTATTGGACGCCGTACCAGGGGAATCGCTGTGCGCTCTGGAACGGTTCGCAGTGGATCACCTACGCCTTCACGGAGCGGTCGCTGGCGTTGTCGGTCACATCGGGCTTCAACGCGGATGTCTTCGTGTTTGACGCCAACGGGACGCTCACGCTGGAACTGCGCATCTGGACAAACGACACGACGCGAGCGGTGGCGCTGGCGCTACGCGACGGGGTGTACGTGAAGTCCGACGCTCACACCCGGCGCTACCTCGGCACCATTCGCGCGACCGGCACGAATCAGACCGAGGACTCCTTTGCGAAGCGATTTGTGTGGAACTACTACAACCGGGTGCCGCGGCCGCTGCGCGTGACGGAGGCCACGAACAGCTGGACTTACACGACCGCGACCTGGCGACAGGCGAACGGCAGCACGAGCAATCAGGTGGCCGTCGTCATCGGCGTCGCGGAAGTGCCCCTCGACCTGCGCCTCCGCGCGGGGAGCTCGAACGACAACGCCGGCGTCGGCATGAGCGTCGGGATCGGGCAGGACTGGACGTCGGGCCTCCCGACGACGGGCGGGCTGTTCGGCCAGGCCACGAGCCCCGTGGCGAACTACATCGTCGGGCACGTCGCGCTGCTGCGCCTCATCCCCGCGGTGGGGTACCACTACTACGCCTGGCTCGAGTACTCGGCCGCGACGGGGACGACGACCTGGTACGGCGACAACGGCGGCGCCGACCAGGGACCGTACAGCGGCATCGACGGCGTGATTGAGGGGTGACGATGACGGACGACGTCACGATCGGCGAGATTCATCGCCGCCTGGTCGACATCGACGAGCGGCACAGTCATCAGCTGAACGAGATTGCCACGCAAGTGCGGATCACCAATGGCCGCACGACGCGGCTCGAGGAGCGCGTCACCGGGCATGACCATGAGCTGAAGAACCTGAAGCGTGTGGACGTGCCGGCGCCGCTGCCGCCCGAGCTCCGAGAATTGATCGACCTGGCGCGCGACGCGCGCGGCGTCGCGCGGTTCGGCAAAGCGATGTGGGCGATCGGCGGCGCCATTGTGCCGATCGTGATCTGGTTACTGTCACAGGTGCAGCGATGACCGACGACGAGATCCTCGACGCCGTGCTCGCGCGCGAGGGCGGCTTTCGCGCCGCGGTGCGACGCCCGGACGGCTCGATCGACCCCGACACGATGTACGGCGTGACGGCGCCGGTGCTCGGCGAGTGGCGCAAGCTCGGTCGGCCCGCCACGATCGCGGAGCTGCAGGCGATGCCCATCAGTGAAGCGCGCGAGATCTTCCGCATGCGCTACATCATCGGGCCGGGCTTTACCCCGGTGAATGTGCCGTTCGCGCCGCTGCGCGAGCAGTTGATCGACTTCGGGATCAACAGCGGCCCGGCGCGGGCGATCCGCTGGCTGCAGCGCGTGCTCGGCGTGCCGGAGACGAGCACGCTGGACGATCGCACGAAGCGCGCGCTCACGGCGCACGCCGGGCGCCTGGTGAATGACGCGCTCGTGGCCGCGCGGAGCTACATGATCGATCGCGCGGTCGATACCGGCGCGATGCGAAAGGCGGACGAGGAAGGCGTCGAGAGCCGGGCGCTCTCGTTTTTCCTCTCGAAGCCGACGACGTAACGCACCGTCGCACGACACGGCGCGGGAGTCGCGACCCGCGCCGGCCGGCGACGACAACTGAGAGCGACCGAAGGGGCGGTCGTGTGGCGGGTCTGAAGACTCGCCAGACGGCCGCCCCTTTGTGTTGTGAACCGCGAACTGTGAGGATTTGATGCCGCCGACGTTTCCGTATCCCGGTGATGCCTTCCTGATCGAGACGCAGCGCGCCGTCTCCGAGCGCTACGCGCGCGCCGGGCATCCGCTCGATCTCGAGAACACCGTCTGGACCGCACGCACCGCCTATGACAGCGCCTTCATGCCGGCCGACCAGGCGCGCGCGAAGCACCTCCGCGAGCTCGAGCGCGCGCTCGGCCTCGAGGTCCCGCCGCCGCCGGCGCGGGATCCCATCGTCGGGCAGCTGCGCATCGAAGGCGGCCTCTACGTCGACGATCGCGGGCCGATTCTCCCGACGTTCCTGCACGCCGGCGATCTCTTCGCGCTCTACGTGCGGGAGCCGGCGGTTGCCCTGCAGGAGCTCGACGACATGGCCGACGCGGGCTATCACGGGCCGCGCGTCTGGACACATCTGAGCGGTGATTACTGGCGCCGCAAGGATCGCGAGGTCAGCGGGGAGGACCGCTTCGACGCGCTCGAGGCCTTCAGCGCGGAGCTCACGGCGCGGCAGCTGCTGCCGGTGTGGTCGCAGGGCGACGTCGGCGCGATTCGCGATCGCCGCCGCTTCATGGAGCGGCTCGCCACGCTGCCGGCGGCGTTCTGCGATGCCGGCAATGAGGCCTGGCAGACGGGCGAGGCGGATCCGCAGCAGCTCGCCACCATGATGCGCTGGTATCGCGACGCCGGCGGCCGCGGCATCCGATCGCTGACGTCCCCACCAGGAGAGGAGCAGCACGAGCTCGACGCCTACAGCATCGATCCCGCCCAGGTGTTCGACGTGCACGGCTATCGCGGCGGGCACTGGTACGACAAGGCGCGGCACATCTTCTCGATTCCGTGGGAGGTGCGGCCGCTGCGCCGCCTCGGGATTCAGTCCGAGCACACCGGGCCCGGCGAGCTCGTGACCGTGACCGACAACCCGCACGAGCTCGACGACGAAGCGATGGGCCTGTTCGCCGCGCAGAGCCTCACGTTCCGCCAGGCCTACATCTACTTCTGCGGCGATGGCATCTGGCGGCGGCAGCCGATCAAGGCGAACGCGGGGTACGCGGCCGTGGCGCGTGCCAAGACGTATCTGCCGCGCGACGTCATGCGGTTTGGGATGACGCACGGCTATCACGACAAACCGACGCGCGTGTTCACGGTCCCGAACGACGCGATGCGCTGCGATCACGCGATCGCGGACGACGGCCGCTTCGTGGCCACGTTGTACGGGCCGGGTCCCGATCGCGCGTTCCCGATTCACCGCAGCTTCACCGGATCGCTGATCGACCCCGGCACGGGCGAGGCGACGCCGCTGCAGGCGCGCGCCGGCGAGCACGTGCACATTCCCTTCCGCCGCGGCCGCGTGGTCGTCGGCCAGCTGGCCTGAAAGGACCTGACGCCATGCATGACCTGATTCACGAGAGTCTCCGGACCATCCTCAACGCCGCGATCGTCGCGCTCGTGCCGCTCGCCGTCGCCGCGCTCGTGCAGCAGCTCCGCAAGATGGGGCTGCAGATCACCCGCGAGCAGGAAGCGCGGCTCGAGCACTACGCCCGCCTGGCGGCTGCCGAAGCCGAGGAGTGGGCGAGTCAGCGCCTGCGCGCGTCGATCGTTGTGCACTCGGCCGACAAGCTCGAACGCGCGATCGCGTCCCTCGTCGACAAGGTGCCGGGCATCACGCGCGACGAAGCGCTGCGCGTCATTCACGCGCAGCTGCCCGCGATCGGCGCCGGCGCCGCGGCCGCGCTCTCGGACTTGCGACGGGCGGCGGCGAACGGGGTGCGCTGATGCCGTCGCCCTTGGAGGCGCAGCCGGCGCTGCCGCCGGTTACCAGTGCGCAGCCGATTCGCTCGGCGATGGACAAGGCGCTCAGCGACACGCTCGCCAAGCTGCCGCCCTCGAGCGGCCGCGGGTTCGTGCAGGTCGACGCCACGAACACCGGCGCACGCGTCGAGGGCGCGGTCCGCGCGGGCGGGGTGCGCGTCGCTGGCTGGGTGGGCTGGGTGCGCCACGCATCCCCGGAGGCCGGCGTGCGGGCCCGGTGGGACTTCTAGACGCACGGCGAAAGGCAGGTCGGTCATGTCCCTGAGTCGCGACGACGATCCTCCGGTGGCGGTGAGCGTGTCGCTCGCGATTGTGATCGCGTGCGGCGGGGCGATCGCGTGCCTGACCGGCTGCGCGCCGGCGCTCATCCGACGGTCGACCGCGATCCTGCACGTCGACGCCGGCTACGAGCCGACGCCCGGCGACGAGATGGGGCCGGCCTACCTGCAGCTGCACGATCGGTTGACGCGATGGGGCATCGAAATTCACGAGCAGCCGCTGCGGGCCTACGGGCTCGCGGACCTGCGCCGCGGCGTCATCCTGATCCGCGAAGGCCTGCCGGTGAACGCGCGGTTCGAGGTCCTCGCGCACGAAGCCGCGCACCTGTTCCAGCCGCCGGCGCTCGAGGACAGCTCCACGGCGCAAGTCTTCGCCGAGCTCGTGGCGGTCGGGATCGCCAAGCACTATGGCTATGCGCGGTACCTCGAGATCTCCGCGCGCTACCTGGCGATGCACAAGCACGCCTTTGGGGGCGCGAAGTACCTCGAGCGCGATATCGCGTACGCGGTGAAGGCTCTGACCGGCCAGGTGCCGATGCCCGTGCGAGGCACGCCATGATCGCGCGGCCGTGCGGGTGCGACGTCGCCGCGGCGCCGACGCTGGTCGGCTTCACCATTCTCGAGACGCAGCAGACGGTGATCGATCACTACGTCTGCGACTGTTGCGGGCGCGCGTGGAGCGTGCGGCAACCGGAAGGCCGAGCGCCTGCCGCTGGGAGCGCCGATGCTCCGATCGGCGAGGCAGGTGACTCGGCTGCCGTCACCTAGGATGACCCTCGCGGACACCCGCCTGCTCGTAAGTCATTGCACGAGAGCGGCTTAGATTCGATTTCGCGCGAGCGTGCGCGCGGCTCATAACCCAAAGGTCGGGGGTTCAAATCCCCCCCCCGCAACCACGAAATCCTTAAGAAATTCGACGATCTGACCGCGGCGCCGCGTCCAACGTGGCGTCCGCGGTTTTGTCATTTTCAGGCGCTTTCGGGCTCTTGTGGTCGTCGGAGGATGACCCCGAGGATGACCCGTGGCCCCACCCCAGCCGGCCCTCGAGCAGCTCACTGATCCGCCGCATCTTCGACAGCCGAATGCCGGTGTAGTGCTTCCGCACCAGCGACAGATCCGAGTGCCCCAGCTGCGCCTGAATGTCGGCGTCCTCGGCGCCACGCTCGGCGAGCTCAATCCCGACCGCGTGGCGGGCGTTATAGGGCCGCACGCCGGCCGGCCAGCCTGCGGCCCGGACCGCACGCGCGAACGCCGTGGCGTCAATCGTGGTGTAGCGAATCGGCCCGACCGTGGGGAACGGCCGGCGCGTCCGGAGCAGCGCCTCGAAGGCCGCGCGCTGGTCGCTGTTCAGCACGATCGGGATCGCCTCGCCGCCCTTCCCGCCCTCGAGCGTCACGACGCCGGCGTCGACGTCGTCGCGGGTCAGCGTCGGCAGCAGGCGATTCACTTGCGAGAGCCGCAGGCCGGTGCTCGCGATCACCATGTAGACGGCGTGGAAGAGCGGATCGCCGGTGCGCAGCTGCTGCTCGACGCGCTGGATCGTGGCGACGTCGACGAAGGTCGGCTTGCGCTTCGGCGGCACGGGCACGTCGATGTGATCGAGCGGCGTGCGCGCCTTCTTGTTGTTCGCCAGCGTCACGAAGAAGTGATGCAGCGTGCGGCAGCGGTTCTGGATCGTCTTGAGCGAGACGCCGGCGGCGCGCCAGGTCGCGATGGCGCGATCGATGTCCTCGGGCCGAATGGTGCCGCGGCGCTTGTCCTGGAACTGCGCGATCCAGGCGCGCATCTCCGACCGCTTCGATTTCCAGGAGGCCGGCCGCTTCTTCGCGCGTTCGAGGTAGCGCGCGACGTCGGCGGCGAAGGAGCCCGGGCGGACGATCGGCTGTTCCTCGTGGAGCTCGACGCGGATCCGCTCGCGTTCGCGTTCGATTTCGTGGTACGGCGTGCCGAGCTCGAAGCGCACGCGGCGGCCGCGTTTGTGCGGGCCGGTGCCGACCTGCACGACCGCGGTCAGCTGGGTCGCGCTGCGGAAGATGCCTTCGGCGACGCGCTTGCCTAGCTTGCCCATTGAACCTCGAGCTGGCCGTAATGCGTCAGCGCGACACGCCGGATAACCGCGCGACGAGCACCCCGATGCCGGGCGTGCCGCTCACCGTGACGTTGTACGTGACGGTTCCCGCCATGCTGTTACCACTGACGCGCGTGCTCCACGTACTGATCGCCGCAGTGAGCGTGCCGGACGTCGCCGTGCCCTGAAGGGTAATCGTGCCGTCATTGCCAATGACGCCGGACACAGGGCCGGTGACTTGGCCGAACTCCACTGTGCCGGCGAGGCTCGCGCCGTTTTGTGAAAACGATAGGCGAATCGGCAAGAGCGACCCCGGCGGGAACACTCCTCGCTGCGTGCTGCACAGCAGGTCCTGCACCGAGCCGGTGCCATCACAGCGCTCGACGACGTAGTTGCCGCGCCAGGTGCCGGCGGCATTGAACAGCGCTGTCGCGGTGACTGGAATTGTGTTCGTACCGCTGGTGTGATCGGCGTCGATGGTGATCGTCCCCGAGAACGATCCGCCGCTCTCGGGCGCGAAGGTGATCGTGATGACCTGCGACCCGCCAGGCCCGATGGTTCCGCTCGTCCAGCTCGTAAAGAAGTGATTCGCAAGCCCACCCGTGATCGACAGCCCGCGGACGGTCAAGGTGGCGGTGCCGCTGTTGGCCAACGTAATCGTCAGATCGCGCGAGGCACCCACGAATACCTGGCCAAAGGTCAACGAGCCGGTGATCGCGAGGATTCGGGTCTGCGCTGGCGGGGGCTGCTGGGTGCTCGGCCCGGTGGGGGTGTTCGCCGGCGAGCTGCTGCTACCGCACGCTGCGGCGAAGATCGCCAACATCAAGGTCGCCGTCCGGGTCATCATCGTCGCTGCTCCTGGTTAAAGGCGCCGCCGGGGGGAGGCGTGCTCAGCGCGACCTACGAAAATGAAACCGTCACATCAGCATTCGTCGTTGCATCGAGTACCAGACCAGCGGTAGGGTTCGCTTCTCGGGCTCTCCCTCGCCCGCGGCCGGAGTCGTCATGGCGTCGGTCAACCCCTCCGAGATCTTCTCTGTCGTTCGCGGCTATCGCGCGCTGTCACCCGAGCATCGGCGGTTCGTTCGAATGACGATTGCCTTTGCGCTTCGGCGGTCTCGTTCATCCGCACCGCGTGACGAATCAGATCCTTTAGATCGTCTGGGCCACGATCGAACGCCCGCGCGATTTCCGTCGCTTCTTCCGAGATCGGCGTCTCCGTCGGCGCGGCGTTCACGAGGCCACCCGTAAGTTCGTTGGCGACGAGCATGCAGTGCTGAACAAAATCCAGCCGATACACCTGACAGAGACCCCAGAGAATCGCCATGTTGGGGGGGCGCCCATGCTCGTATTCCGAAACCGTGCGTTTGCCCGTCTTGAACCCGAGGGCTTGTAGCCGCTCAGCAACCTGATCGAGTGAGTTGCGTTTCCCTAGCAAAGTCTCTCGGTAGCCGCGGAGCCTGTCACCGAACTGCGGCGTCCGCGCGCCGCGCACGACTGGCATTTTGACCGGCAGTCTAGCGCCGCATTCGTGCTCAAAGAGAAACGCGGTTAAAAAAGGTGTTGACACCCAAGCACGTCTGATTTAGGGTTTGTGCTTACATGAGCACAGACACGCGGTTCGACGTTGACAAGTTGGTTGACGACCTCGCCGCACGCGGCTGGTTGCCCACCGACCTGGCCCGCGCCGCCCAACTGTCGGACATGACCATTTCCCGGGTGCTCAAGGGGCAACGCCATAACCCACGCACCTGGAAGCAGATCGCCGACGCCCTCGGCAAGAACATCCGCCGCTACACGATCCGGAGGGCCGCCTAATGGCCGTCGATCAGGCGCGCCCGCAGGGTCCGCTCCCGCGCGCACAGCGCGCAGAGTTGCTGGCGCCGCACCTCGATCGCGCACAGGACCTCGGCGTACTCGAGGCGCTGGCGGCGGAGAGCCTGCAGGTGCAGTGCGTGCGGGACGTCTTCAGCCGCACCAGCCCCGCGACCGGCCTCACCGACTACGTGATGGTCTGCCGCACGCATCGCACCGTCGGCGCCCATCACCCCACGGCGTTCGACGCGATGCGCGATCTCTGTCCTGTCGCCGCGGAACTCAAGATCGGCGCCCGCCGCCTGCGCGAGCTGCGGCGCCTTGGCTTTGTCCAGTTGTCCGATGCCGTTTCCCCCCGGCAAGGAGTCGATCGTGTCGTCGTCGTCGAGTAGCACGCAGGTCAATTTGCCGCCGATGGGGCTGGCAACACCACGAAACAAAGTTGCCGCCGCGACGGCAACTTATGGCAACTCGGATGCCGTCGCGGTCGCGGACGCGCCCGCCGTTGATTTCGTGAAGGTGTGCCTGCTGGCCGGGTCACGGCTTGGGATGCAGGACAAGGAGATGGCGGCGATCTTCGATCTGACCGCGCCGGAATTCTCGCGTGCATTCTCGGCGGCCGTCACGGATCGCAACCGCGTAATGAAGACGACGCTGCCGGCGCCCTTCGCGCGCGAGTGCGCAAAGGTCCTTGGCGAGCTCACCGGGCTGTCGATCTGCGGCGTCGACGACGAGCGGCACGCCGTCGCCGATCTGATGGTGAGCGCCGCGAATTACTTGCGGGTGGTGCGGCGGTGATCGGGTGCCTCGTGGCGGCGTTCCTGGCGTTCGTGTTCGCGGTGGCATCCGCGGCGGCCGCGCAGCTGCTGCCCGTGGGCAGTCCGGAGCAGCGCGGGGTGTACGTGGAAGCGCTCGTGTCGGCTGGCCTCGGCTACGTGTTCGTCGGGGCCGCGTGGTGGTTGGCATGAGCGATCGCCCGACGCCGTTCACCTCGTGGGACGACGTGCCGCTCATCTGCCACATCGACGACGTCGCGCGCGTGCTGCAGCGGTCGGTCACGACGATTTACCGCGAAGTGCGCGCCGGCACGATGGTGCCGCCGCCGCTGCCGCGCAGCGGCCGCACGACGCCGCTCGAGTGGCGCAAGGTCGATCTCCAGAACTGGTACGAGGGCGGCTACGCGAAGCATGACGCGCCGGGTGCGCGTCGGCGCCGGCGGCGGCTCGCGCTCGTGCGACAGGTGCCGGCATGACCTTCAAAGCGCACGTCATCGTGACGGTCGAGGCGGAGACGGTCACGGAGGCCGGCCGTAGCGCCGTCGACCAGTTGCGCCATGGTCGTCTGCCGGACTTCATGTTGCTCGAGCTCGACGCCCACGGCGGGTATCGCGCGCCCGCCCTGCCGCACGTCGTCGAGGCCTCGAAGGTCGGGCCCAGTGTCGCGCCAGATCTCCTCGCGTTCGTGCGGGAGTTTGTCACCTGGTGGCAGCAGGTTGGCGAGACCGTCCACAGCGGCGATGAGAGCCTCGCCGCGTTCGCCGACGACGCCCTCATCCTGCTTGCCAAAGCCGACGGGCGGGTGCGATGACGCGCGTTGTCCGCGCGCTCGTCGCGCGCCTCTCGCAGCACTGGCACACGCACACCTGTCTCGTCTGCCGCACCGGCTGGCTGTGCAAAGTCCGGCACTGCGGCCGTTTCACCGTCGCCACGTGCGCGAGCTGCGCCGCGTTGCGGTCCCCTGGTCACGTCCATCCCGAAGGAGTCTCCCGATGATGAAGATTGTCAAAGCGACCGATGCGATCCCCGTCGAGCATCCGGTCTTCCTGCTGTTTGGCCAGCCGGGGATCTGCAAGTCGAGCCTCGGCTACTCGATGCCCGACGTGCTCACGCTCGACTTCGACAAGGGCGCGCACCGCGCGGCGAACCGCAAGGACACGCTCATCATCGACAGCTGGGCGGACGTCACCGCGCTGATGCACGCCGGCCAGGCGCTCGACCCGTATCGCTCCGTGGTCGTCGACACGGTCGGCCGCTGCCTCGATGTGATGACCGCGGAGATCGCGCGCGAGAGCCCGAAGCTGGCGCCGAACGGCAACCTGTCGCAACAGGGCTGGGGCACGCTCAAGACGCGCTTCCGCACGTGGATCGCCTCGCTGCGCGCGCTCGGCAAGGACGTCCTGCTCATCGCGCACGACAAGGAAGACAAAGACGGCGACGTCCGCGTCGTGCGGCCCGAGATCGTCGGCGGCTCCTACGGCGAAGTGATGAAGATCGCGGACTTCGTCGGCTACGTCTACATGAACGGCCGCGAGCGCGTGCTCGATTTCAACCCGACGGACCGCTGGATCGGGAAGAACCCGGCGGGCTGGGCGCCGTTCCCGATCCCGCCGATCGGCAAAGCGCAGGCCTTCATGGCGGACCTCTACGCGCAGGGCCGCGAGGCGCTCGGGAAGATCAGCGAGGCGAGCGCGATCGCGACGCAGCAGGTCGACGACTGGCGCGCGCAGATCGACACGTTCACGACCGCCGACGAATTCAACCGCGCGGTGACGGAGATCAAGCAGCTCGCACCGGTGGTGCTGCCGCAGGTGGCCAAGCTGCTGCTCGAGGCTGCGGAGCGCAAAGGCATCCCGTTCGACAAGGTGACGAAGCGGTTCCTTGCGCCGGCGACGCCGGAGCCGGAACCGGTCGGCAGCCTGCTCTGAGCGACGCCATGCGCATCAGCACCACGACGCTCGAGTCGTACCGGCTCTTTTGCGAGCCGGACAACGACTGGATGACCGAAGACGAGCTCCTCGCGACGATCCGCGGGGAGTTCGTCCCGACGCACGCCGTGCTCCTCGGGCAGGCCTTCGGCCGCGTGCTCGAGGATCCAGACCGCTACAGGGTGCGGAGCGGCTACATCTGCAACGGCTTCGCGTTCGGCGACGACGTGATGGCCGAGCCCCTCGCGCTGTTCGATCGCCGCGGCGTGTTCGAAGCGAAGACGACGAAGGCGTACGGCGACTGCACCGTCGTCGCGAAGGCCGATCAACTGATCGGGACGCGCATCATCGAGAACAAGACGACGCTCTCGACGTTCGACTTCGACAAGTACGCCAAGAGCTGCCAGTGGCGCTTCATGCTCGACCTGTTCGAAGCGGCCGCGTGCACCTATCACGTGTTCTGCCTCTACGAGGGGTCGACCGGCGTCATCGAGCTCAAGAGCATCGAGACGTTCACGCTCTATCCATATCCGGCGTTGCATCAGGAGTGCCGCGAGCTCGTCGCGCGGTTTGCCGACTACGTCCGCGCCAAAGGGCTCGACGGATTACTGCGCGAGCGCCAGCACAAAGCGGAGGCCGCGTAATGCCGGCGCCCATCATTCTGCAGCGCAGCACGCTCGGCGAGCTGCTGCGCGCGCTCGAGGACGTGCGCGAACGCCTCGGCGACGAGGTCCTCGTGCTCACCGAAGTGGGATTCAACGGCGGCCGCGACCTGTATGTCGGCAGCCGCACGCTCACCGTCTACGAGAGCTTCACGGGGAGCTCCGTCACTGTCAGCGCCATCGAGTGCCGCGAAGACGCGATCGCACGCGAGGAGCGCCAGGCCGCTTCTCTCACCGCAGGAGCGCGATCGTGATCGTCGTCCGCACACAAGCTGAGTTCGACGCCGCGATCGCCGCCGGCGGCCGCGAGATCACCATCGACGGTGACGTCACCATCGTCGTCACCAGCGCCGACGAGCTGCTGCTGCAGGTCGTCGGCAGCTCGCAGCCGCGCGTCGTGGCGAGGGACAGCTCGCAGCCGCGCGTCGTGGCGAGGGACAGCTCGCAGCCGCGCGTCGAGGCGTGGGGCAGCTCGCAGCCGCGCGTCGAGGCGAGGGAGAGCTCGCAGCCGCGCGTCGAGGCGTGGGAGAGCTCGCAGCCGCGCGTCGAGGCGTGGGACAGCTCGCAGCCGCGCGTCGAGGCGTGGGAGAGCTCGCAGCCGCGCGTCGAGGCGTGGGGCAGCTCGCAGCCGCGCGTCGTGGCGAGGGACAGCTCGCAGCCGCGCGTCGTGGCGAGGGACAGCTCGCAGCCGCGCGTCGAGGCGTGGGGCAGCTCGCAGCCGCGCGTCGAGGCGAGGGAGAGCTCGCAGCCGCGCGTCGAGGCGTGGGGCAGCTCGCAGCCGCGCGTCGAGGCGTGGGAGAGCTCGCAGCCGCGCGTCGTGGCGAGGGACAGCTCGCAGCCGCGCGTCGAGGCGTGGGGCAGCTCGCAGCCGCGCGTCGAGGCGAGGGAGAGCTCGCAGCCGCGCGTCGAGGCGTGGGGCAGCTCGCAGCCGCGCGTCGTGGCGAGGGACAGCTCGCAGCCGCGCGTCGAGGCGAGGGGCTACGTCCAGCTGTCGGTCAGCGGCCGCACCACGGTTACCGCGGGCCCGCAGTGCTCGGTCCTGATTGAGGGCGCAGCGCCGCAGGTCGAGGGCGGACAGCAGACGCGGCTCGAGCGCAGCACCGCAGCGGAATGGTGCGCGTTCTATGGGCTCCCGATCGTCGACGGCGTGGTCACGCTCTACAAGGCAGTCCGTCACGACTTTGCGAGCAACCACGATCCGGCGTTTTTCTGGCGGCCTGGCACGCTGCCGTCGGTGCCGCGGATGGACGCGCACGAGTGCGGCGTCGGGCTGCACTTCTGCCCGTCACCGGGCCACGCGCGCGCGTTCTATAACGCCGAGGATGCGCGGTATATCGCCTGCCCCGTGAGCGTCGACGACATTCGCGTGCA